GACATCGATGTGATTCCAACCGGCTCCATAGGTTTGAACATTGCTTTAGGCGTTGGCGGCTATCCCAGAGGCAGAGTAATTGAAATTTACGGACCCGAATCGTCCGGAAAAACCACATTGGCCATTCATGCCATTGCTGAAGCCCAGAAAGCCGGCGGCATTGCTGCCATTATTGATGCAGAACATGCTTTCGATCGCGCTTATGCCGAAAAGCTGGGTGTAAATACCGACGAATTGCTGATTTCTCAGCCCGACAATGGCGAACAGGCGTTGGAAATTGCCGATCAACTTATCCGTTCGTCGGCTGTTGACATTGTCGTTATCGATTCTGTTGCTGCCTTAACTCCCAAAGCTGAACTGGAAGGCGATATGGGTGATTCAAAAATGGGACTTCAAGCCCGTTTAATGTCGCAGGCGCTTCGTAAACTTACCGCCAACATAAGTAAAACCAACACAACCTGTATTTTCATCAACCAACTTCGTGAAAAAATTGGCGTCATGTTTGGCAATCCTGAAACCACTACCGGAGGAAATGCTCTGAAATTTTATTCTTCCGTGCGGTTGGACATTCGCAAAATCGGACAACTCAAGGACGGAGAAGAAGTCATTGGACATCAAACACGTGTCAGAGTAGTGAAAAATAAAGTCGCTCCTCCTTTCCGCAAAGCAGAATTTGACATTATGTTCGGCGAAGGAATTTCAAAAAGTGGAGAAATCCTCGATTTGGGCGTAGAATACGGCATTATTAAGAAAAGTGGTTCTTGGTTCAGTTATGGCGATACCAAGTTGGCACAGGGAAGAGATGGCGCCAAAAACGTTATTAAGGACAATCCTGAACTGGCTGCCGAACTCGAAGCAAAAATTGTTGAAGCCATCAAAGCAAAATAAAATTGCTACTGGAAAATGAAAATATACGACTCCGCGCAGTCGAACCGGAAGATTTGGAACTTCTGTATCGATGGGAAAACAATCCTGAATTGTGGATGGTGGGCAATGCTCGAAGTCCCTATTCCCGTTATATGCTGAAGCAATACATACTGGATTCGGAAAAAGACATATATGAAAATAGACAACTGCGATTGATGATTACCATTAAAAGCAGCAATGAAACCATTGGAACGGTCGATTTGTTTGACTTTGATATTCACAATAGTCGTGTAGCATTGGGACTTTTCATTGAACAAAAATTTCAAAGAAACGGTTTTGCCAGAGAAGCTCTTCATCTTATTGAAGAATATGTATTTGATTTTCTGAAAATTAACCAGCTTTACGTTGAAATTGCAGAAGAAAACATTCCAAGTATGCGTATGTTTGAAGAAGAAAAATTTGAAAAAAACGGGCTGTTGAAAAACTGGATAAAAACCATGAACAGTTTTCAAAATATTGTCGTTTTCCAACAATTCAGAAATGTTTATTGTCAAAGCAAAAATGAAGTAACCTGATGATTTTGTTTTGGAAAGCCAAAAAGAAAGGGAATAGCTTCAACATTTGTTTGCGGCCATTCCCTTTCTTTTTAAATTCAGAATATCTTTACTGAATAAATACTTCCAGCAATTTTACCTCTCCATTCGGAATCAATGAAACTTCGTCCAAACTGGCCGGAATTAAAACCGTTTCGCCATTTCCAACGTCTTTAAGCCAGTCAATAGCATCTTGATAGCGTTGAGAACGATGTTGTGGAAGGTCTTTTGAACCCGTTTTGCTGTAGAGATGATAAAGAGCAATGTCTATGACAATGGTAACAATCCATTGGTCGCGCGTATCCGGTTGATCATCACCAGATGCAGTGAAAATAGAGAAACAATCGTAGCGTTTGCCAATGCGGTTTTTTATTTGAGCAATGGCTGTATTTTCAGCTCTTATCAGTTCGGATGAATTAAACCATTCGTTATCGCCGGATGTAAGCAATTTGATGATTTCCTGACGTATTTGCATGGAATAATCGGTAGATTTTATAAAACGAGACATTCTTTTTTTTTATTAAATGGTTGTAAATAAATCGTTAATTCCCATCGATTTTAAATTTGTTGAAATGAAGTTCCCGTTCTCGAAATTGAGGATGAAGATTGGCATGAGTAAGGGTATCATAAAGACAGAACCTGTCGTACACTCCAATTTCAATCTTCCTACTCAACAAATTTCGATTCCGTAAAAAGTTAATATCGTCACGCGAAAGGATATGATATTTACCATCGAAAGAATATATACGGTAACGTTTATTGTTTTCGGCAGCCATTTTTTCGGCCTGCTGAACTTTTTTTGAGAAAGCGGCGAATCCCAATGCTTTACGTTGCCGGTACATTTTCAGGGCATAGAATATTCCTCCGAAAATTTTGTTTGGTCTGAATTTATTTGCTGTTTTTTCCATGATCAATATCTGTTTTTTTGAAATGTTGAACGCGGTGTAGTGTGTATCTCAAATTCCTGAATAAAACTGACCGCATTTAATTCGGCTATCGCACCATGAAGGGCATCAAGGAAGTCGAGCGGTATTTTTGCTCCTTTTTCAAACGCCAGCCAGGTATCTTTTGCCAATATCATGTCGGCAAAATCTTTTTCGGCTTCGTTGGCAAAAAAGTTGCCTCGTTCAAATAAGCCTGATAAACCTTCTATTCGGTCAAATTTATCGCTTTTCGCACGCATGGAAGGAACAATTGGGATGTAATAACCACGTATATCACCTTCCTCGTCGAAATCATTGACAAACTCGGACATGGCAAAAAGTCCTTCAAAAAGATACTGAATGTTGTCGAATTTATCCAGCCGATGGTCTTCATACAAATCATAAAGCCACTTTGCCGCACCGGTACGTGAAGTTTGACGAAACATGACATGCAATAGATGAAATTGACGTTTTGTTTTGCCTACTACCACAAACGATTTGTGACAGGCATCGTCTTTCCACGACAAGTCGCCATACACCACAATAGCGTCATATTTACGATACGGAAGTATTTTAGTCCATTGCCACCACTCGTTTTTGAAAACTTTTCCTTCAGAAACATGCGTGTTCATATATTCCCGCATAAAGGAACGATAAGGCGTAGTTTCAAACTTTTTTTTCCAGTAATCGGCCGTTGTTTTCTCCGGCCAGTTTGGCTCGAAGGAGTTGAGATTTTTCACGGCATCAACACGTAAATGAAAGAAGTTTGTTTCGTCGTTTTTTCCTTTTGTTTCCTTTATCTTTTGAATGAAAAACGTCTTTAAGCGATTGGTAATGCTATTTTTATGAAAATTATTATTCGCATAGACAAATCGCTCAACGCTGTTGTCACCGGCGTCGAATGATCCACAAATATCTTCTGTAATATAATCGACCGATTCCGTCATCAGCTGGTCGTTGTTTACATGGCGTTTGGTATCCACATCATCCACTGCAATGTAATCGGGACGTTCGGATTCCTGCCGAGCACCACGTGGAGACTGAAGAAATCCGAGCGACATGAATCGTACTCCGTCAATCGTAAGGAAATATCCGTCAGCCCAGTCTCCCTGCTGGTATTTTTTTCCATAATCGTTTTTCAGACGATGGTTGTATTGAAGTTGTGCCTGAATGCCGGAAAGCAAGGATTTGGCCTTTTTATCCGTTTCACCAATAAGGAGCATGAAGTGCAATTCATGTTTTACGAGATATAGATAAAGCGGAATACCCAGATCGAGGTGCACTGATTTTCCGGACGAACGATAAGCTTCTATCAGTGCGCGTATTTTCTTATTCTCGATAATGGCTTTTGCCATACGGCGGTGAAACCATGCCGACTTGTTTTTTGCATAGTTTGGAAAGTAATATTCAAACCAGGCAATATAATCTTTTTCGAGCAATGAAATACGCTTTAATTTATCGGCATGTTTTTCATTGACGTCGATGGAAGTTGCCTGGCCAATACGTAAACAATGTTTTTCGTAATTCTCAAGCAGCTTTTGATACTTTAAGCTGATGACTGTCATTTCAATTCTCCTGTTCTATTTTTTCCTGTAAAAACCACTTGTGATATTTTGTAAATTCAAGGGCTAATTTCGGATCAATGCCGACCATCCAGTTATCGAAATCAACAAAAGCATCCCGAAAAATTTCCGGTGAGAGTTTTTTGCTCATGTAATCGTATGCTTTCATTACTTTACTCAACGAATCTGCATCGATAGGAGGCAATTCATTTCCCTGATTATCGATTCTTTTCTCACCTCGTGCAATACGTGTAGCCTCTTTTAATAGAATTTTTTTGAGTTCCGTAGGGCCGGTATCAAAAAGTTCTTTTGTGGCATCCCAATTTTCCGTATCACGCCACCGATAAACGGTTTTTTTGTCTCTTCCCAGCTCTTCGGCAATGGCTTCCGGTTTCATTCCCTTCTCGATATAGAGTGTGGCCGCATAGTTTATTTCGACTTGGCCGGCTGCTTTTTTCCTGCTTTTGGCTGTTTTTGCCATTTTATTTAGCATTAATTATATTATTTCAATAACAAAAATACGCTCCATTTATGGAGCGGGGATAATTGAAGAAAAGGAGTTTTATCAATGTATAAAAACGTTTTAATATATTGTAAATCAGCTTAATTTGCATGAATTGGACAAAAAGAAATGTAATGTAGATTTGTGCTCTTGAAATCAAAAAGGAACAATTAATATCCATAGAAAAGAATGAATTACAGAAAAATTACGGGTAAGCATGTGGAGAGCAGACTTTACGGCAATATAGGAGGTTGGACAGCCAATGGTGAAGACTTTGCCGGTATGTTGGAAGAGCTGGAATCAAAAGGATTCGAGGAACTTACCATTCGCCTGCATTGCTATGGAGGCAGCGTGTTTGAAGGTAACGTCATCCAAAATGCCATGAGCCGCAGTAAGCTCAAAATAAACGTAATGATTGATGGCATTGCAGCCAGTATGGGATTTATGTTTCTTACCGGAACAGAGCCTAAAAACATACAGATAGCTGAAAACGGCTTCGGAATGATTCACCGTCCGACAGCATTTACAGAGGGTGACAGGGAAGAACACGCATCTGCCGTTAAATTGCTTGGAGATATTGAAAACAATTTTGTAAAAACAATTTCCGAACGTGCAGGATTATCGGAAGAGGAAGTCCGTTCCCGTTGGATTGACGGTAATGACCATTGGTTGAATGCTAACGAAATGGTTCAATATGGTTTTGTCGGCAAAATAATGCCCGCAGTGGCGAAAAACATCAAAGACTTGAAAATAGACGAAATATCTACTCTTCCGGCAGAAAACGTTTATAATCGATTTGCCGCCTGCCTTGATAGTAAAGAAAATTCCATTCACTTAAACAATAACAAAATGAAACAACTATTAATTGACACCTTCAATTTGAAGGGAATCACGGCTGAAAGTTCAGATACAGCCGTTCTGGAAGCGGTAAAAGCCGTAGTTCAGGAAAAGGAATCAGAGATTATTCGATTGAAAAATGCGGCAAAAGCCGAAACAGACAAGGCAATAGAAGCAGTCATTGCACAAGCAAAAAACGAAGGAAAAATTTTTGCTGCGTCCGGGAAAACAGCTGAACAAGTCGAAGCTGAAATGAAAAAAATAGGAGAAACGGCAGGTTTGGAAACGCTCAACGTCGTTTTAGCAAGCTTATCGGGAAAAAAAACCCATCAATCTATTGTTGAAATGATTGCTAATGAAGGAAAATATCCAGCAGAAGCCAACAAAGACTGGGAATGGTATCAAAAAAATGATCCCAAATCGCTCGAAAAAATGGCTAAGGATGACAAGGAAAGTTTCAAAGCAATCTATCGAGCCGAATTTGGAAACGATCCGGATGTTGAATAATACATTCGGAATGAAAAAGTATAATCAAATCAATTATTTATCCATCAAATTTTAAAACACATGAAACGAGAAAAATTATTTTACGGAATTATTATGGCGGTAGTTGCACTATTTGCCGGAGCTGCAGCCGCCCATGCTGCCGGAATTATTGAATTGCCCATTACAGGAGGATTAGTCCGCCATTCACTTCCCACACTTGCGATGGCAACTGTTTATCGGGAAGCATGGACTAAAGAAGTTGTCAAACAATTTCAACAGGGATTGAAAGATACCTTTCTCGACGGATTACGTGATTTTTCACAATACGTAACCGGAGACGATGAAGCACAAGTAATACACGCTTCCTATTTTGGTGTTGAACCTGATGTGTTGATAAACAACAGCACGTATCCAATTCCTATCCAAGAACTAAACGGAGAAGACATTCCCATTGCATTGGACAAATATCAGACAAAAGCTACACCTTTAACGGATGATGAACTTTATTCGCTTTCGTATGACAAGATGACGCTGGTAAAGGAGGCTCATGGCAATGCAATTGCAAAAAACAGACTTAAAAAGGCAATTCATGCTTTCGGACCTGCCAATCATTCTGCCGATCATCCCGTTTTATTAACTACAGGCGAATTGGTGAATGGACGCAGACGACTGAGATGGGAAGACATTATTTCACTTCGTCAGGCATATACCGATGCAGGAATTGAAATTGACGGTTTGCGTTTGGTACTTTGCGACGATCATGTCAACGATTTGCTCCTCGCCGATACTGCTTTTCTTAAATCGTATGCCAGCTTCAAAGACGGCATTATTACCAGTCAGTTGGGATTTGAAATAAGACAATTCAGTCAGAATCCTTATTATAATGCCACTACAAAGGTCAAACTGTCTTATGGCGCTTTACCGGGTGCAACCGACAGCCGCGCTTCCATTGCTTTCCCGCTGTCGAAAACAGGCAAGGCGATGGGGAAAACGCTGGTGTATTACAGCGAAGCTCGCAATGATCCGCAAAACCAACGAAATCTGATTAATTTCCGCAATTACTTTATTGCCCTTCCATTGGTAAGCAAAGGATTTGCTGCTATTGTATCGGCTAAGTCTTAGTCCTAAAATTTTCCATGTCAGCATCCTCTCGCTGAAAGCTTCAAAAAAGTTGAGGCGAGAGGTTTTTTAATCACCAAATAAAACAATCAAATATGTTGAAAATTTCAAGTAATCAGAAAAAACTGGCTCAGGAAATTGGGAGGAAACATAAAGTCAGCGTAATTTATGTGAATGATAAGAATGAATTCTTCTCGGATGAACAGCTTTGCAAAGCAAGTGTAGCCGGCAACAAAGAAAATTATGTGAAAGTGGAAATTTTCGGGCTATCCGAAAAGGAGAAAGAGGAACAATCAAATATCGGTGTTGAATCTGCTGAAATAAGCAATACAGAGGATAAAGATCAATCCGGAAACGATACATTGCAACAAAACGGCAATTCGAACAACAATGAAATCGAACTTAAAAATTAACAAATTATGAGTTTACGTGGAATTATTATTAATGAAGGCAAAATAGGGCTGGATACTACAGGCGATGGACGTGAATTTGGACTCGTAGCAAATGGCATGGCAATAACCGGGAAAGCACAGCTTCACACCGCCTATAAGTTGCGACGTCCTTCCGATGCTGTTGCTCTGGGTATTGACGCTGCCTATGACACAACGAACGATGTTCGTTTATTTCGTCATATCAGCGAATTTTACCGCCGTGCCGGAGAAGGCAAAATATTGTGGCTGATACTTTCACCACAAACCAGTAAGCCGGCCGATATGGTTTCCGATGCAAAGATACTGGCTATTGCTTCGGGTAAAATTTCCGACATGGCTTTTGCTTATAATCCGCCATCGGGATATACAGATGTTTTGGTGGATGGGATAAATGGAGACATAAAACTCGGAATTGATGCTTTGCAGCTTTTTGCACAATGGGCTGATGAACAGGACATGCCTCTGCATACCATTCTCGAAGGGCGTTCCATCAGTGCTACTCTTTCGGCTTGTACCGATTTGCGAGGGATGACGGCTCCTAAGGTGTCTCTTGTCGTTGGTCAAGATTGGGATTATGCTGAAACACTTTCCACAATGGGGAAAAAATTTGCCGATGTCGGTACTTTCCTTGGCGTGATAGCTTCGCAGGCATGGAATCGCAACCCCGGTGAAGTAGCAACGCAAAAACTCACCAGCGACGTACCTGCCGTATGGATTACCGGCGGACTTTCCAATCACCAGAAATACAATGAAGTATTTTCGAGTCTGGAAACACTTAATGATAAGGGTTATATTTTCCCCATTCGTTATCAGGGACTATCCGGTTACTGGTGGAACGACGGCCATGTATGTGCTCCAATAACTGTAGACGCTGATGGCAATATGAATCAGCATACCATTTATTACAGTCATACGATGGATATGGCAAAACGAGCTCTGCGTATTGCTTTTTTACCCGAGCTGAAACGTCCTGTCGAGTTGGTCAACGGAAAACTTGATCAAACTTCGGTAGATTATTACAATGCAATTGGCGATATGGCTTTCATGCGATTGGCCGGCAGCGATTTGATTTCCGACGGAAAAACTTATGCCGACAAGGAAAGCGACCTGTTGATCGACAAAACATTGAAAATTCAATTTTCCGTCATTCCGACAGGATGTGTCAATACAATTGAAGGAACTATCAATCTTAAAAACCAATAAGTTATGGCACGAATAAAACGAATGGGTGAAGTCTATTCAGCAGGCGATGTTGTGGTTACTGTTGCCGGAATGGTTGATGTCAATCCGAGCAGCATTGAATATGGCTACAGTTATACGCACGAATATCAGAGAGGCATCAATCGAAGTCCACGAGGATGGAGAATGGGACAAAAAGAAATGGAAGCAAAAATAACTCTTCCGTTGGATGTGATTGCAGAATTTGAAAAAGTATCGCCAGGCGGAGACATAGCACAGCTTCGTCCTTTTCCCATCAACATTGTTTTCCTGAATGCCGAAAACGAAATGATTCGGGACAAGGTCATTGCAAAATTCACAGGCAATAAGCGATCTATCAGTGGAGATAGTGAGCTGGAAAATGAATATGAATTGTTCCCTATCGACATTCAACTGAATATCTGATATAAATCCTCTCTTCAAAACGGAGAGGGGATTTTTATTAACTTTAAACTGACTTTAAACTGACTTTAATAAAACAATAAAAATGAAAGAAACAGAACTTCCGGAAGGTATTACACAACAAATGATTAATGAAGCAAAGGCAAAATACGGAGAAAACAACGTACGTATCTTGCAACTTCCAAAAGACGATGAAAATACTGTTTTTTTGAGCGTACTGGCTTGCGTACCCTCTCGCACCATCGTGGGACAATATCGACGCTATGCGGAAACAGACCCCAAAAAAGCCGACGATATACTGGTAAAAAACTGCCTGCTTTCCGGCAAAGATGAAGTATTGGCGGACGACGGACTTTTTTATGGAGCGCTCAGCGGATTGGCTGAACTTATTCCTGTGAGGAAAGCCATCGTAAAAAATGTATAGAGCAGCTTTCAGACATTCCGGATCTGAAGGAAATTGAAAGCTGCGAAGAAAAGGAGGACGAGGTTTTTCGCGTATTCGATGCGTTGATTAGATTCAACTTTAAGGAAAATCCCGATTTGCTGTCAGACGAGGAATATGCCGAGAGAATAAAAGAAATGGTTTGGCTGGCAAAAGAAGGATTTTTGAAAATTAATGTATCCTCAATGATTTAACAATGATATACGATTTTTCAGGAAGATTTTTGAGTGCTTTTGGGTATGTACCCGGATCGTTAATCGGGAAGGCGGTCGATAGTTATATCCCTCTCAATGTGGAGGCAATGACCGACGACCCGCTTTTCTCTGATCAGGTGGAGTTAAGATATGATGCGGCACATTCGTATTTATTCGCATTTAGGACGCTTGCAGAAGAATATGCTAATGTATTCGCTACACCACCCATGTTCAGTTTCAACCGAGCGAAAAAACTGATCGAGACACAAATTGACAACAGCGACATGGAAGTGGTGGAACGTTATGCCACCGGTGCTTACGAAATAACATGGCGGGGGCTGCTCATTGATATGGAAAATCATCGTTTCCCGCTGGATAAAATGGAAAAATTGAACGAAATTTTTGAAATCAATGGCGAATGGAGCGTTTACAGTCAACTTTTGAATAAACTGAAAATAGACACCATTTATTTCAAGGAAGTAAGCATAGAACCTGTGGAAGGTTATGAGGATACAGTTTCCTATGAATTCAGGACAAAAGCCATTAAACCGGTTGAATGGCAATTAACACAAAAATGATATGTTCCAATATTTAAATATGATCTCAAAGATTCAGCTTGGCAACGTATCACTGAACCATATAAACGGATTTGAAATCAGCGAATCTGTTACCGAAATATCCAATACGGCAAAAATCACGCTGCCTCGCAGTTATGTGAAGAAAGGCGATAAATCGTTGTTGGATTATATACGCGTCGGAGACAAAATTGTGATAAATGCCGGATATTACCATCGTAATACAATAGATATGGATGTCGAATTTAACGGTTACATTCGTACCATAGAAACCGATATTCCTCTTGTGATTTATTGTGAAGATGAAACTTACGTATTGCGACAAACCAATAAATCGTTGAGTTATAAAAATGCCACTTTGAAAGATGTATTAAACGACCTGATGCCGAAAGGGACAAAGATTGACTGTCCTGAAGTTCAATTGGGTAAAATCATGTTCGACAATGTGAGCGTATTTCGAGCATTGCAACAAATATCGGAAGATTATGGACTTTACAGCCGTTACACACAAGGAAACCTCATCGTCAATCTTAGAGACCTGCGTAAAATAAATACCACAAAGGAACACGTGTATGTAATCAATCCGAAAACGTATGAAGGTAATCTTGTAAAAAACAATGAGCTTAAGTACAAAAGAAAATCGGATTTCAAACTGCAAGTTATTGCATCGGGCGTTTTGTCGAACGGAAAAAAGATTACTATTTCTTCCGGTAATAAAGACAGTGAGGCATCACAACTGAATATCAATTATCCCGGCATAACGACGGAAAAAGATTTGAAAGTTTTTGCCGACAACATTTATAATGAATATTGTTACGATGGTTATACCGGCAGTATCACCGGATTTGGCATTCCACGAACTCATGCAGGCGATTCATTGAAAATTGAAGACAAGGAAGAACCGGACAGAAATGGAAGTTATCTGATAGAAAAAGTAACGATTACTTATGATGAAAATGGAGGTTTCTCTCGAAAGAACGAACTTAGTTATAAGCTGAATTAAAATAAGGCGTTTTTAAGAAGATTTTTTATAAAATGAACTGTTTATCAATTGACGAGTGAACTGTTGTTTTTAAAGGAGTTTAAAGGGGTTTTAAAGCAAGTGTGGAGTTTTGAACATTAAGCACATGGCTCAAAGCTCAGAGTTATCGGTTTTCGTGAAATACAAACTACTAACTATCGATTAACTGTTGATTTGAAATTGCAAATTTTATAAATATGGCAGAGATTGAACAATTGCTGGAACGAATGGCCAGAAAAGGTGCTTCGCAAATACAGATAAAACAAATAATCAGCGGAATTGCTACCGATATTACAGAGACAACCTGTACGTTGCAACGTGATGATGCACCACCATTATACAATGTTCGACTGAACGCCATTGATGACGATTTAAAAAGCTACGCCACCATTTATCCGAAAGATAAAACCAATGTTTTGGCAGCGATTATCGAAAATATGAAGACGGAAGCTGTTGTCATTCGCTGTTCCGAAGTGGAAAAGATAAAGATCAAGATTGAGGAACAAACACTTGTGGTGGATAAGAATGGCGTTGTTTTCAATGAAGGAAAGAAAAATGGGCTTGTAGAGGCACAAAAAATGACCGATTGGATGGCGAAGGTATATAACGACTTACAGACACTTAAAACGCAATTATCAACTCACATTGTTCCAGCCAGCGGGAGTGCATTTGGGCTTGTGTTTACTCCTACAACCGAAGAACCGGTAACGAAAGATTTTGAAAACGAGCAAATAAAACAGTAAAATTCGATGCTGGGTATTCTTCTAAATAAAGATAATGAATTGGAAATTTCCGTTGTGCGAAATGCAGAAGGAAAAATAGAATCGTCAATTATTGTTGGAAATATTGACTATCAGCGTTGCAAACTTATCATGGAATGTCAGAAAGGAGAAATAAAGGAATTTCCGATAATAGGTTTTGGTATTGATCAATACCTTAAAGCTGGTAAAACACTGTCGAACAGACAGAAATTTATGACAGATTTAATAAAAGAACTGAAGATGGACGAAATGAATGTAAAAATAAATTTGGACGAAAATAAAGGAATTTTTGAAATCGAAATTTTATGAGAAAAATCAATTATCTGGTTATCCATTGTTCAGCCACTAAAGCAAACCAAAGTTACACGGTGGCACAAATGGAAAAAGACCATAAGGCACGTGGATTCAACAGTGCGGGTTATAACTATTACATCCGCCGAAATGGAGAGATTATTCCCTTGCGACCCATTGAAGTAGTACCGGCACAGGTGGCCGGACACAATGCGGATGCCGTTGGCATTTGCTACGAAGGCGGCATGAGTGCCTCAGGCGGGCCGGAAGACAACCGCACGCCGCAGCAGAAAACTTCGCTTGTGAAGTTACTCAAAGAGCTGAAATCCAAATTTCCCAATGCGAAAATTGTCGGTCATCGGGATTTCTCGCCCGATTTGAATCACGACGGCAAAATAACACCCAACGAATGGATTAAATGGTGTCCGAGTTTCGACGCCAAAAACGAATATAAAAATCTGTAAAATGGAACGATTTATTGACTGGAATGCCATAGGAACTTACCTGATACCGATCATAACCGGTATTGCCGGATGGATTGCCAACAGCAGAAAACGCCGGAACGATTTTCTTACCGAACTGCAATCGAATATCGACTTACTGGCTCAGAAAAACACGGAAATACTCGCCGAAGTCGTCACGCTGCGAACGGAAAATGCTTCGCTAAAAGTGGAAATGGCAGCTTTAAGAAAAGAAAATTCTGAATTGAAAAATGAGATTGAACAACTCAATATCAAACTGGAAGGAGTAAGAACCATAACAAAAATAAAAAATGCCGAAAACTAAAATTCTCATATTGTGTATCGTTTGCAGCATAACATTTGGCTGCAAAACAAGTAAACAGGCAACAGCTATTAAACAGACTGCCAATACTGAAAATACAACCATACGACAGTCGGACGCCATGGGCAGCCAGCAGACCTACACCGCAATGCAACAGGCCGACAACAGCAAAGTGGAAGAAACGGTGGATGAAGCCACCACCATTGTGGAATATTCTCCGCCTGACAGCTCCGGAAGGCAATATACGATAAAATCTACAACCATAACAAAAACTGCACGGAGAAACGAAAAAAAGGAGATAAGTTACAAACAGAACGAAAACACAGCTGCCGTCATCAATATAAGCAATAGTGAAAAAATACAAACCAAATCGGACAGCACGAAAAAAGAAAATACAAACATAAAAACAGAATCGAAAGCCCCTGCAGGCGTCAGTTGGGGTATGATTATCTTGACCGTGGGGCTTTTGGTTCTGGTTTATCTTGTTTTGAAAAAATATAAAATACTATAGTTTAACATGACCGTTACCGTACTCGAAGGACAATCACTGCTCGATATTGCCTTGCAGGAGCTGGGCAGCCTCGAAGGAGCTTACGCACTGGCCGTGCTCAACGGACTGTCACTTACCGACAGCCTCGCGGCAGGCATGCTGCTGCAATTGCCCGACGTAGTGGACAAACGGATTGTGAACTATTATTCGGAGCGAAATATACGCCCGGCAACGGGAAAAATTACAAGAGGAACTTTCGATTCCACTTTCGACTATACATTCGACAATGATTTATCAAGTGGAATTTTCTGTTTTACATTCGATTTTACATTTGAATAAATAAACATGGCACGCACCATTTCAGAAATAAAAACCGCACTTGGCAACGCTTATATTCAGTTGCCTGCCGTTCAGGCCATTTACGGCATTTCCTCAGCTGAAGTCGTCAATGGCTTCGACAGCCTGTTTTCAAAAGTATCGGTCGAAAGCCTGCTTTTCTATGCCATTGCCTTTGCCATCAACACGCTGGAAAAGATACAGGATACTTTTCGCAGCGAAATAGAGGAAACGGTGGACGCTGCCTTTGTGGCAAATAAAGCTTGGTGGCATGCTCAGGCACTAAAATTTCAGAAGGGTGACGGACTGACAATGAACCCGACCACATTCAAATACGAATATGAAACGATGCATCCCGACAAGCAAATTATCAAGCGGGTGGCAGTTCGTGAAACCGTTCAGGAGGATGGCGTTTGCAAGGTGAAAATCTTTCTGGCAACGGAAGCCAACGGAGCAATTGCTCCGCTTTCCGATCAGGATAAATATCTGTTTGAAAATTATGCCCGCATGATTTCGCCGGCAGGCGTGCTTCGTGAAATTCTCACCGGCGATGCCGATATAGTGGATTTTTCCTTTACGGTGTATTTCAATCCTTTGGTAATGGATACCAGTGGAAAACTGATAGGAAGTACAGAAAAACCGGTTGAAGCAGCCATTCAGAAATTTATCAATGAGTTGAACAACAACAATTTTGGCGGAAGGCTGAATTTGACCCGATTGACAGATGCCGTGCAAAATACCGTCGGTGTGTTGGACGTCCGCCTGACAAAATTTTATCTGAACCAGGTGATGCAGGACTTAAGCAATACGACCTATGAAAGCGCTTTCGGCTGGTTCAAACTTGGTAACAATTTGCAAATAACCTATAATCCACAACAGGAAATATGAACCTTGATTTTGAAAAACTCTTGAAACTGGCGCTGCCTACTTTTCTGCGACGTGGACTCGGCAATCTTGTAAAGGCAATAGCTGCCGTGTTTACAGCCATCTATAATGCTTACCGGGCGTGGCAAACCGACATGCGTCTCGAAGCAGCCATGACATGCCAGAATATGTATATCGAGGCCATGCTCAATTATCGCTTGTTGGGTACTTTTGACCGAATTATCACATTAGAAGACGGCACCGGCATACCGGTAGATTTCATTGTGAAAATTCCGGACAATGTGCAGGTGGACAATGCACGGCTCGTGGGGCTGCTCAACAAATACAAAACTTACGGAAAACGCTACCTGATCGTGCAGGGAATGTATACGTATGAAATTTCCTGGTTGCATCCCGTTTGCGAACAGGTAGATAGAACGTATATAATTGGATGGAGAGAGCCCGTTTGCGAACAGGTAGATAGAACGTATATAATTGGATGGAGAGAGCCCGTTTGCGAGCAGGTAGACAGAACGTATATAATAGGCTGGAGAGAGCACGTTTGCGAATTGAAGGAGCGCATTAATAATTATATTAGCATAGTCAAAGAAGGAGAATCTAAATATTATGTAAATGCCGATTTCCCTGTTGCTTCTACATTAACCGTAACGATGATTTATCAATCGAATGAAATGATCTATACGCATGATTTTACCATTGAGCAAGGTCATAAAGCGAGTGATTACTTTATACCTATTGAAGATAATATCACCCATTTTGAAATAACCAGTATCGCACCCGAATATGATGACACGTATCATTATTTATAAATCAACAAAAAACTTATCATTATGTATATTTACACAGGTTATCAACGCGCCACGCAACTGAAAGTGCAGGTTTACAACAACGGAAGCCTTGTGGCAGAACCCACATTCTCGCTGCTGGAAGCCTTTATTTACAATGGAGTGAATTATTCACAATTGGATTCTGATCAGCTTGCCCGCCTGCCACTCGACGCTTACAACGCACGCGTGGAAGCGTATGCTGCCTATATTGAAGAAAATTACCAATCGCAGTATCCGGGGCTGGAGATTTCCACCACGGGAGCTCGCGTATATAACGAAACCGCATGTCCCATCAATCAAACCGTATAACAATGAGCAACTTAACCGAATCCGCCCGCAGCCGGTGGACAGAAATCAAACAGGAAACCCGCGAAGGCGCCAACACCGCCACACGCGTAGGCGACGCAGGGCTGCTGATACTCGACGCCCTCGATACAATCAATACACTGAAAGCACCCAAAGAATCCCCTACTTTTAGGGGTAATGTAAAGTTGATTTTTGATAATTCAAGTGGTGAAGTTTTGAGTGTGTCTTTGACTGAGTATCCCTCAATACAGCTATTGTATTTATCTACTTCTACAGCAATGTTTGGAAATGGAGCTTTTTATGGTTCTGTTTTGAATAATGTGCATACCATTTCTATGGCGAATCATGCTGGTTATGTTGAAATTGGGAGTTTAGCTTCGGAAATTAGAATCGGGTATTCTGCTGATGAAGTTAATCTTGGGGATTCAGCAGAGATTATTGATATTGGTAATTTATCTACTACAGTTAATATTGGTAACTCAGCAAATCTTATTGATATTGGTTACTCAGCAGATTCTATTGGTTTTGGGGTTACAGCAGGGGCTATTTATATTGGTGAATCGGCTGCCGGCATTCAATTTGGTGATTCAGCTTATGCTATTGTTATAGGTAATTCATCTACTACAGTTGATATTGGTAACTCAGCAAGCACTATTAAGCTTGGTGATTCAGCTGGAGATATTGAAATTGGTAACTCAGCAAGCAATGTTTATATTGGTTATTTTGCGGAGGATGTTGAATTAGGGGTTGACGCTCGTAATGTAAATATCGGAGGATTTTTTAGTTTAAATATCGTTACAGAAAATTATCTTACTATAAGAGGCTCTAACATTGAATTTGGTTATTCAGCTAATTATATTGAATTTGGTGATTCAGCAGATACCATTAATATAGGTAATTCAGCAGAAACTATTGCTATTGGCAACTTATCTATTGCTGTTGATATTTCAGCATATTTTCTCACAATTGGTGAGTCGAGTTCTTTTGTGACAATAGGTGGAAATAGCTCCACTATTGTTTTAAATGCTGAAGAAAAAAGCAGCGGTATTTCTAAAATTTACGTACAAGACACTGATGGGTATCTTGCTGTAATGTCAAAGGCTGATTTTTTAACGTGGTTAAATAATTAATATTTTAATAATCAATAATTTTTAAAAATAAGTAAAATGAAAAAAGTAATTTTAAACGCTCCTATTTTGGGGCTCAATGGAGAAGTAATTGTGAGCCCTACTGGTCGTGTTATCACAGGTGAAGGTGGAGTTCAATCGCAGGAACAAAAGCCACTCACTTTTGCACAAACGGCACTTAATACCATTATCCGCTCACGTACCCGCACTGATGAAGAAGCAGAAGCTCTTTTTGCTCTAGCAGAAAAGTTGAATAATACTCTTAAAGTTTCAACTCCTGAAACATTAGAGCTTTCTGATGAGGAGTTTGCAGCTGTTAAAGAGGCTATTGACCGTGAAGCTGTTATTGTAAAAGCCAGATTTCTCCAAATGGTAGAAGAATTGAATGCAGAATAAAAAAATTTGAGCTTATAAGTTAATAAGTTATGAACTTTGGCGGCAGGCAATAAAAAAGCCCCCGCCAATTCGTAGCATCTACCAAATGCTACAAACATATAAGGTGCACAGACACCCGATGCGGAAGGCAGTTAATGTCTTCTTAACCGGTGTCTGTGCACCTTATTATTTTATGTGAGAGTTCACAAAATTACAAAATATTTTAATCTACTATCGCTAATATAAAAGGTAAGTTTCTACTGAGCAGCTATCCCAATCCGGAACTGGACAAATATCGAAAGCAATTCGGTTGGCAATCAAACGATGTGAACATGTCACTGTCCGCCTCAAGAAAATTCGGTCGCCGAAAAATAGAATGTCTGACGTTTAATTATCGTTTAAATCTCGTTTAAACGTTCTAAAAAAACAACAAAAAAGGCCGTCTTACATTTTTAGACAGCCTTTTTTATTTGAATTTATTTCAAAACAGCCTGTTGGTACGCTCAATGGTTATCATCATATTACCGTTTTTTGTTTTTTTCAAAGCAATTCTGTCCGGGAATTGATAATTGTAAACCACCTCTCCTGACTTCAGATTGCTGTTTTTCAGTGTGGTATCCCAATAATGAACATAGAGCTCCACGATTTCTTTTGCCGTTCCTGTTATCAACACTTTGTCAATAAAATAATATCTTCCTTTTTGGTGGACGGTATAATTTAGATTGAGGTAATGCGGTTGACCTTGCTGAATGAATTTTTTAACCTTTACCAAAATATGATTGCCCACTACTTCCTGCGAAGTGGATTTCATATTCATATAGTTGTCCAAAAAATGGAGCAGTTGCAGGTTGCAGAAGTTGAATTCCAAATCACCGGTAAAAATGGTCAAGTCGCCATGCCAGCCGCCGTTGTGTCGCATTATCGCTTGACGATATCTTTGATTTCGATCTTCCTCCTGTATTGCGGCAATACTGTCTCTTGTTTTAATCGAATCCATTCCAATTATTGGATTATTTTCCTGTGCATGAATGGCAAATGCAGCAAAAATGAATAAAACGGTTAATTTTGTTTTCATTGTAAAGTGGTTTTAAATGATATTTAAAGGCAAATATATTAATTTTTTTGGTATCCATACTCCATATCCAGCAGTTCGTCATCGGTTGGTAGTCGTTCGTGCACCAATCGGTAAATTTCGTCCCAGTCCGGAAGTTTGTACAAACTGCGATCGTCGATATAGAGCAAAGCACCGACTTTGCGCGGATCGCTGCCGTTGTATTTCTGCACCATATAACGCAAATTGCTGTTGATAGCATCAAATCGGATACCCCGTTCTGCACACCACGCCACTGCTTTGGCAAGGTCTAAACCCGTCCGGCATGTCCACAATATCAGGCAATAACCCTCTTTTTTCAGCTGTCGCAGCGTCTCCACCGCTCCCGGATAGGCTTCTCCGATTTCGGGATAGGCATCCCGCACAATCGTTCCGTCAAAATCTACCGCTATTATCATTATTAATCACAAATATAATCCGTTATTTTACCTGTTCCCATTTTTCCCTCTAATAATTCAGCGTATGTAGGGGTGATTATTACAGTTACATGTGGGTGAAAATTTTCACATAGATATTGTATCACTGGTCGTACCAATTCTTCAAAATCTTTTACCTCTTGTGTGATTTCATTCAAAACCACCTTTTTTTCTCTTTTTTCTCTCTTTACCATAAAAATTTTTTATTATTAATGATTAAACCACAAACTCGTTTTAGATTTAGCTTGAGCAATTCCTTTTCTAATAAATTCATCTTTGTTCGCTTGTTTTACAAATTCCCAGACATTAAACGGATATTCCTTTGACATACAACCTTCTGATTTTTGTGCAGGATTAATACGTTCTGTATAAACAACCATTTCGCTCCATCGGCAACCCCACCAAACAGGGTCAGTGCTTTCATTTATTGAAATAAAATAAGAAATTACTTCTGATAAAATTTGTGTTTGTGTTGACGAGTGATCATGCTTAATGTTATAATCGGATTCGTTGAAAAGGCTGAGCTGTATGTAAGTTTTTTGTTTCATCATAATATAATTTATTTTTTAAAGGTCTGATGGAACCCACATGTATGAATATTATATTTATTCGTGTTTGTGTATATAATACATGTGGGTTTCATATCAATTTTTTTCGTCACTAAGCTTACCTCCGAGCTGTTTTCAAATACTCATTGATTTGCTCCGGACGCTTGTTGTCAATCAGTACCTTGTAATTTTCACCTTCTTTTTTCACAATACCGCCACGTTCGCTCTGAGTGAGGTAAAATACACGGTAAATAACATCCCCCGTTTTATACAGCAATCCGTAACTCAGTATGTCGCCATTTATGCTCCTTACATTGTTTTTCCCCAGAAACTTCCAACTTTCAGGAACATATATCTCTTTAAAAAACTCTTCGTAGCTCATAACTCATAACTCTTCACTCTATCTCCTTCATTTGCTCCCAAAGCTCTGTCGCCATTCTGTCGCCGATTTTGAGCAGATCGTTTGCCCTCAACACGCCTTTGCATATTCCCGATCGGGTTCGGTCGGTGATTTTGGCTATTGTCGTATAGCTAAATTCTTTCTTGTCGTGCAGCAGTTTCCAGTAGAGCTGCCGCACGAGCGAAATTCGTTGCGTCTGACTATATCCGAGTATTTCATGAGCCGAAACACCCGTTATTTTTTCAACGTCAGTAATCATGGCCTTCATTGTTTAACGCTTTTATCACCTGCAGAACAAAGCCTTCTAATACTGTCCATTAAAGAATCGTTCTCAGCCTTACGCCGATTAATTTCGTCCTCCAAATCTTCAATTTCGCTAAGCTGTTTTAAATTCAACACGCAAGCACAATAGCTATTACAGCCAATAAAATAATCATAAATGTTTCCATAGTGGTAAATTTTAAAAATTACAACATATTAAAACTCGGCTCTATTTTGTTCCAGACGCCAAGTTTATTTTTCTCATAAAAGTAGAAATTCAATCTTGTGCCTTCCACTACATTGCTTTCTTTGAAAAGCCGCATGATTTCGCTGTATTCTTCATTGTTGAATTGTGCTTCCAAATCGTACAGCTTACTGATGCTTTTGTAGTCCAGATCACCATATTTATTACGCTCCAGCAGTGTCATTGCAAGTTGGTACATGGGATCTTCGCTCCCTTGTTCCCTGTTACTGATCCATTTTTTCAGAAAATCGATTAATCGTGAAGCGGCTACATCTGCACGTTCGTCGAATTTTTTCACTTTACATGATTTCACTTCAATCCGGTAATTGCCATGCTGAATTCTGAAACTCATTTGATTATTTCTTTTCAGTTCGCCATAATCCTGCATCACTTCTCTGAAAGCGTTTGTCTCTGAAATTACGAAATGGTGTAATTCCTTTACTTGGTTGGCTACGCTCAATACTCTGCCCATAATTTCATTCACGGTTTGTGCCCGTATGCTCTCATAAGCTTTCCTACGTTTCAGCAGGTTCAATTTTTCTTCTTCTTTTTTTTGTGATAAAAGCTTCTCAAGCTCTTCCACACTCAATTCATTGATTTCCATTTTTTTATTTTTTTTATTATTAATGATTAAACTCCAAACTCTTAACTCGTTAGACTTACTTCTCAATACTGTTTTTTGTTCCGGATTCTTTCATCATGCGTTCGATCTCTTCCAGCTCATGAGCAGGGTTACGTTCGTTAAGCATGTTGTTGAACGTTGTGTAACTGCAGTGCAATTCCGGTTGAATATATTTTTCAAAAACACGCCGGCGAATGGTGCAGTCGCTTTCATATTGTTCAATCAACTCAGATACTCGCAAACAGCGACGCAGGTAAGCTGCTCGTCGTCCCAATTTCATTTTTTCGATCTTGTCCATAAGCTGATTTTTTATTTTAATTACAGAGGGCTGTTTCTTTCATTTTATCCAACTTTTCGGCCTGTTTTTTCAACATGCTTTCCAGCTTTGGAATCAACTCCTTCATCTCGTCGTTGGTCATCTCATAAAGACGTTTTCCGGCTATTTTCTTTTGTTCCAGAAACCGATTGACGCATTGCCAGTCGGTAGTATCCACGCCATATTTCTGAAGACGGACGAGAATGCCGCTTCGTAGACGTTTCGTTGCAGGGTCGTTTTTCTTCTCAACAAGTGTTTGCATTCGATAAATCATGCGTTTAAATCCTTTCGGATCGGTAGCGTAAAATTCCCTCAGCGAAGTAGTTTTTCCATCGCTGAATGAAAAGACAATTTCCTCTTTACACGCATGTGGGAGCTGATCAAGCAGCTCATAGAAGTAAGCGAATCTGTTATTCATTGTATTTCCGATTTAATAGTTCTGCCATTATCAGGCGTTTAAGGCGGCGTATATCTTCCACTACATAAATGGTTTTGCCGTTGCGCGTTTTTTCGTCGTCAACAGTGGTTTGCTTCGGCTGACATTTGCGGAACAGGGCTTCCTGTGTGGAAGGGTCGTCGATGCCGTTCAGGCTGCATATTTTACGCACGTCGGCAAGCGTGGCACCAAGCAGGTGGATATAATTACGGCCGAAACGACTGTCGAACTCGTCATAGCCAAGTTTGTTGAGCCGGATGCCTCGTTTTATTTCCGTTTCCAGATTCTCCGTCCCGATAATCACCACACCCAGCAGGTCTTCCACTGCATTGAACAGGTGAATGAAGCTGCGTAATGCCGATGGCTTGAGTGAATTGGCCTGATCTACAATCAGTAAAGGCTTTAAGGCTGCCATTTTGGTAACTGCAACAGCAATGGCATCAATCAGCTGGTCGACCGTCAATATCCCTTTCGGCAATTCGGCCCCCAATTCTCCGGCTAGGCGGGTCAGAAAAACTTTTCCGCTCCATTCACGAGCCGTAATCATGAATACGGCACGTCGCTTGTTCCGATTGGTAAACACTTCGGCTGCAGCCGTTTTGCCGCTGCCTGCGCGGTGAGATATGCCCATAAACATACTCTCCTGCTTGGCATCAGTCAGTGTATCGGCTACGATACGAAAGTTGGTAATGTCTTCGGCTATTTGCCAGCAGCCTTCCTCAAAACTGTAATTGAGCGCAATACCAATTTTTTTCAAAATTTCATCATTATCACCCAGATAGACACCTTTTCGAAGCTGCGATACGGTGGATTCACTAACTCCGCATTTGCGTGCTACGGCACTGTATGTCCCAAGACGTTCCTTCTCTTCGTCCATTAGGGCAATGATTTCTTCTTTTTGTTCTTTTGTCAGCATTTTTATTTTTTGTTTTAGAGGTTAATGTTAATATCTATTTCGAGTATTGATGACGAGATTTTCGTCTTCATTGTCCACTTTCCATTTTTCATTTAAAAATTCTGTTTCAGAGGCTTCGTAAACCGCTTTTGGCACTCGTCCGGCTATCAATGTACCCACTTCTGAACTTATTGTCTCAAATTTTCCAGCAGCCTCATATTGCATTTTCTTTTCATTGCGGGCGGTTTTCATCTTTTCGCCAATGGCTTTCATTTTTCCTACCGAACGCATGTCCTTGTTTGGCCCGTATTGTTGAGCTGCCGGAAGACGGTCGAACGTCCCCATGAAAGTATCTCCATCAAATAAATGAATCTTTTCGAGGTTTTCCGGATCGAAACAACAGGTAAGTTTTACTCCCGTATATTTTTCTACCGTTTCCACATCGTCGACAGCATAGTAGTAAACAGCTCCCTGTATTTGTGTCTGAATCATGTAATTGCGTATGCTCAATTCCTTACGCAGTCCGAATAACCGGCAGTAATGCGGATAATCGATCGTAACGGCATTCGGGTGAGAACATGCGTTGTGGAGTTGAAGCGGCGATTCGGTGATGGTGCGATATTTGTAACTGTACTCACAATAGGGCGTCGAGGCAAAATGATGTAGAATGTGGTCTGCTTCCCGGCAGGCATCATCGAAACTGAAGTTGTATCTTTGTGCCTGTGCCTGCATACGTGCAACATATTCCTTGCTTCGGTGAGCCGAACGGTGAGTGGATTGTATTCCTTCTCCGTAATACAGGTTGCTCTCCGACATGAATACGCTTTGCAGCGTACCGAACCAACGTTCTATCTTCTTTGCATTCGGACTGCTGGTTTCTGTCAGGATTACGCCTGCTTTCCGCAATTCGTTCTCCAACCACGTCCAACTTTCGGAATTGTGGCCGGGGAAGCGGTCGTATCTCAGCTCATAAGGCAAATATCCGGCATTGCGTACCGCCATGGCTATCGCATCGACCACGGCCGAGGCACTCTCCTCGTGGCAATAGATCCATCCGAGCGGAAGGCCGCTCATTACATCACGCACTACTACAATGTATAAATAACGATTCAGCGTTACCGGTTTGCCGTCCTTCATTACCGTATCGCGGTGGTCTATCAGGTTGAATCGTGTTCCGTCAATGTCCCAGCAATCGCCGGCATAGAGTGCCGATGCCGTCGGGGTATAACTGCGGTAACGGTGGTTGAAGCGACTGCCTGCACCGTAGCGTTCCTGAATGACGAACTGCGTTGCCGGATCGGAAAACCAGCTGTTCACCCAGCGTTGGGAAGGTGAACGCATACCGTTTTGCGAGCACATTACGGCTATTTTCCGGTATATGGTAGCAGACGAATAGTTTTGCTGGCGGCTGCCCAAGTCCATCAGCCAGCTCAGCAATTGCTGATTGGCGGCATGTACGGCACTGTTGTGGTTTCCTTTATTCTTGGCATATACCAGTTTATCGAGCGTAGTGCCTTCGGTGTAGGCCCGTATTTTGTCGCGCAACACACGCCAGGTGGAGGGTAAGTATTTCAGTCCGCTTAAACTGATTTCATGGGCAAGCGATTCGAAAAAATCGGACTTTGAGAAGGAAATGTCGTTGGCTTTCACGTAGATTGCTGCTTCGTGAATAACGGCTGCACTGCGTGCTTCGTCCGGATTCATCAGGTTTAAAAACCGTTTAAAACTGCTGTAAACGGCGCGTGAAACGATTGCTTCCACTTCGTTCCGCACTTCTTCCGAGCGTGCAAGCAATTCCTCGCAGTTGCCAAGGCGCTGCGATGTGAGTCGGGGCAGCGATGCATAACGGAAATAACAACGTCCGCATATTGTATCGTGCTGCCAGCTGGATGCTCCCTGCCGTGCACGATACTTGGCTATGCGGACGTATTCGCTGCCAACCTTCCGTGAAAGATAATCTTCGGAAATCCACAGCTCGTCATTGTAACGAATAATATCGTTTGTTCCCATTTTTCAATTTTTTTTTTGAAGGAAAAAACCAGCTTTTTTTTTGTTCCTGTGCGGGGAATCGAACCCCGCCTGAAACCGTTCAGGATATATTACATAATTTGCGACACATAAAAGTCGATAAGCGAAGCCAGCCGATTGCGTACGCGGCTGCTTTCCACCTTGAGCAATTCCCTGAAGGCAAGGTTCTGAAAGGTGAGTCCAAGCTCTTGGTTGCTCTGCGGCCGGTAGTGGATGGCCGACGAGTGGTAACTGCCGCTTCGGCGTATCTCGGGAAGTACTTCGGAAGTTACCCATTTCCGAAACTTGCGGGCTTCCGGCTTGTTGCTCTGAAATATCAGATTGTAAAGTCCACTTTCGTTGACCATCCACATGTCCCTGTTTTGACCTGATGCGTAAATTTTACGTATCAGCTTTTCGTCAGACTCCAATTTTCTTAATGCTACTTCAGTATCGGCGTATTCAAGAGCCGTGCAAATGTCTTTGGCCACGAACCAGGGTTCGTTGTCGATCATTTCGGTGCGGATTTCGGCACCGGTTTCCTGTTGTTTAAAAATTTGTACCATGTCAGTTAAAATAATTATTGTTGTTAATAAATAGAAAATAAATGTTTTAATATCAGTTAATTACTCCATTCTCCGGCAAAAAAGCAAAAATGAAGCTGTTGACATTAATAGTCAAAATGTTTGAGCACTTTGTCCATTGTCCCTTTGCGGTCGGCCCTCATGAGCAGGATGCTCGAGCCGATAAACCATGCCACTCCGGCAGCCACTGCCCACAGCGGATTGCTGTCCGTGCCCATTGTCAGGCCTGCGAACGACAGCGTCCAGTTAATGAGAATAAGGTAAGATTTCATAATATTAATCGTTTAGTAATATTTTAATGTCCCGATATGCGTCGGCGTAAGTTCTGAACTCCAATCTTTTAAGATAATAAGGATCACCTGAATCAGTGATTCTTTTTTCTTTCATTTTCTGTGTCAATTTCTCGACTTCAATTTCATACTGTAGAATTTCTTCGTCCAGCCAGTCCAAAAGTTCTTTTTTTGTTTCCATAATATCTATTTTTAAAGTAATTAATCGGTTTCCTTTCCGCCTCGCTCCAGTGCTGCCTTGCGAATACGGTCGGCAAATTTGCTGTGATTCTGCCCTTTCAGGGCTTTGCGTACGGTTACACGGCTGGTGTTGAACAGCTTTGCCAGCTCGCCTTTTTCTCCGTGTCGTGTTAAAATTTGTCCCATGTCATTTGTTAGTTTAATATTTATTGTATCTTTACCGCCAGTTTCTATTTTGAAACAACGGGACAAATATAGCAAATAAATTTTCTATTATCCAAATAATGGACAATAAATTTTCTAATATTAAGGAAAGAATTTTGTATGCAATTGAATATCACAATGATACAAAAGAAGATTTTTTTAAGAAAATTGGAATGACTTATGGAAATTTTAAAGGTAGTGCCAAAAGAACACCTATTAACTCCGATGCAATAGCAAATATATTGTCCATTTATAAGGATATTAATCCCGATTGGCTCCTTACCGGTAAAGGAGAGATGCTAAAGAAGGAATATGATGTACAAATGATTCACAATCCATCTTATCGTGAGCCATTATCGGATGAGGAGATTAATTTGTACGATATAGATGCGGCCGCCAATCTTCAAACGCTGTTCGAAAACCGTCAGCAAAACATAATAGGGAAGATAAAAATACCGGACTTGCCGCGTTGTGATGGAGCAATCTACATTAGGGGAGATAGCATGTATCCCTTGCTAAAATCTGGCGACATCGTAGTATTCAAGGAAATACACAGCTTTAGCAGCGTAATATATGGGGAAATGTATTTAATCGACTTTTCAATTGATGGAGACGATTATCTGGTAGTAAAATATGTGAATCGATCGGATGTGGAAGGTTGCATACAGCTTACCAGTTATAATCCGCATCATCAACCAATGGATATTCCCGTCTCATCCATCCGCTCAATGGCAATCATAAAAGCCAGTATAAGGCTCAACACAATGATTTAGAGCAATTTAGGAGTTATTAAAAAAAAAGCAGAAAATATTTATTTTCTAAAAGCTGCATCAGCAGGGCGTTTCGTGAATTTATCCTTTAAAAATATGTATCAAAAATGCGTATATTGTTTCGACAAATGATAACGATATTTGCGTATATTGTTTTGCCAGATGATAACATTTAACATTGTTAAAAGTGCGTATATTGTTTTGCCGATTAAGTAATTCGCAAATTATTCCTGATTTTGAGCCTTGCATTGGAAGTGGGGGCTCATCGGGACTTAACAACTTTAGATTATTAGTTGCAAAATCAAATGACGGTATGAATTGGACTAGAACGAATTTAGTTCTATCTGACCGTTCAAGTGTAGCAGATGGACTGGTTCTTCCTTCTGGGCGAATGCTTGTATATTATGTTGCTGGTTGCATTGAGGTAGGCGGCAACGAACAACCTGCTAACCATATAAAAGTTGCTATTTCTGACGATTTTGGTAAATCATGGACATATAAAAATGTTCAATTTAATAATTTACCATCAGGTGGAACTTTACCTGTTGATCCGAATGTTGTGCTTTTGAGTAATGGCAATATTAATATGTTAGTTACTATTGATCCCGATCAAACTGGTAGTCAAAAGCCATGTACTTATTCTGCTCTTTCTATAGACGGCGGATTTACATTTACGCTAAGTAATACCTCTGTTTATTCTGTATCGGGCACAGATGTTTTAGATCCTGAAAATTTCAGATTTGGTTCAGGTAATTGGAAGCTATGGGCAGGAGGCATACCTGGAAAAAATATGTTTGGACTATCTACAAATGAAGCTATAAGTTTTATAGATCAAGGAGAATTTTGTTCAGATACCAATGTCAATAATCCTTCAGAATGTTATGTAACAGCGGATGTTATACAATACGATGCTTCCACATATAAAATGTATGCCTTTGGTACAAGTTCAAGTGGTCAGGTTATCCGTTCTCTTAGCTCGACAGACGGTGATACATGGACACTTGACCCGACTGTTAATCTTATAGTACAGCCATCAACCGGGGTTGAAGAATTGGATGTATGGGCACCAACAGTACTGAAATTAAACGACACCTCATTTATTATGGTATACGAAACAAGAATACCATCATCTGCTAGTACAACCTGTACTTTTTTTAATATTTTACAAGGAGACACCACTATTTTAGTTGGAGATACCTTAAACCTAATAGCCAGGACTTATTTTTCTGATAATTCAATACGCGATATAACATTTTTCGGAACATGGCATTCAACCAACCCTGTTATTGCATCAGTAGACAATTACGGAAAATTGACAGCTTTATCACAAGGAATAACATACATTTACAAAACATATAATGGAGTTAACAGTGATTCCATTTTAATAACAGTGAATACATTAACTCAAATAAACAATGTTAAAAACAATAAATCAAAACCAATAATTTATCCGAATCCTGTTTCAAATGAATTAATTATTGAAGTAGAGGATAATTATGAAAAATTAAACTTCGAAATTTTAAATGCAATTGGGCAAGTTGTTTTCAAAGGAAATTTAGTTGAAAAAACTATTGTGCAGACTAGTAATTTTGCTACAGGGGTTTATTTAATAAAACTTGAAAATGGAAAAACTTTTGAATTTAAAAAGATAATAAAAGAATAAATCTTTTAAGTCATGGAAAAACGCAATGAATGAATTGAAAACTTATTTCAAACCATTGATAAACAATATCGCCCAGTTGGTAACACGGTATATAAAAAATTGGGCAGATACTACTGAAATAAAGGGTTGTGGCTCGCTTCAAACTTTGTGTCGTCTAGACAGTAACTTACTCCGTATAGCCCAACTTTTCATATACCGAAACCGTTATAAGCAATTTATTGTTCGCTATATGAATTAATAAAGATAACGAATTCAGAATTAAAGTTAAATATGAATATCACTGTATAGAGTTTAAATAAATAATAACTAAATTTAAAATTATATGAAAACAATTAGTTACAAAGCAAGTACTATTTTAGAAAGGTTAACTATTTTAACTTTTGTATTGCTAATTTCATTTGCCAAAATTTTTGCACAAACATTTGAATGGCAGAATCCCAAGCCTCACGGCAACACAACTGAAAGCATTTATTTTATAAATGAACAAGTTGGTTTTATGGTTGGAGAATTTGGGTACGCAGCCAAAACAAGTAACGGTGGAAACACATGGGTGCCGTTTAATACTGGCACTAACAAAAAACTTAATTCTGTTTTTTTTGTTAATAACCAAAGAGGTTTCATTGTAGGAAATGGTGGTATAATTCTAAAAACGGAAAATGGAGGGAATAATTGGACTTTAAAAAACAGTGGAACAACAGAGCCGCTAAATTCAATTCACTTCTGTCCAGATGATTTGAATATTGGATACGCTGTTGGTTTTTGGGGTACAATATTAAAAACTGTTGACGGAGGTGAAACATGGACGAAACAATCAACAGGGTTACAATATCCTCCGGAATTATTTGACGTTTTTGCCATTTCTTTGGATGCTGCAATAATAGTTGGATACAATGGAAAAATTTTCAGAACAATTAATGGTGGTTCAAACTGGGATATTGTAAATAGCGGAACAACAAATTATCTTAACGATGTACATTTTATAAATCAAACTCATGGTTTTGCTGTTGGAGAAGACGGTTTAATGTTAAAAACTACCGATGGTGGAGAAACATGGAACAGCCAAAATAGTGGAGTATCTTTTACCCTTTATTCTATTCATTTTACCGATGATTTAAATGGTTATGCCGTAGGAAATTGGGGTACAATTATCAAAACTTCAAATGGTGGCAATAATTGGACAACTCAAACAAGTGGAACAACACAAGTTTTATTTACTATTTGCTCTGTTGGAAGTACTGCTTACGCGGCAGGCGAAGGTTCAGTTTTGTTAAAAACACTTAATAATGGAAATTTATGGCAATCTATTCACAATTCCATTACTTCACAATCCTTGAGTGGAGTAGAGTTTATAAACGATTCAACTGGTATCATTGTGGGTGGTAACACAATACTTAAAACCTCAAATGGTGGAAAAATGTGGCAACCCATTAATAGTGGTATAACAGAATGGCTCTATGATGTACATTTTCCAACTTCTACTACAGGGTATATTTGCGGAACAAATGGCAAATTTTTAAATCAACAAATAGTGGAAACAATTGGACTCAACAAAACTCAGGAACTACTGAACGTTTAAATTCTATTCATTTTCCAAGTATTGATACGGGTTATGCTGTTGGATACAATGGTACTATAATCAGAACATTCAATGGCGGGACAACATGGAAAGCATTAAACAGCAACACAACGGAAGAGTTATTTTCTGTATTTTTTATTAATGACTCTGTTGGATTTGCCACAGGTAATCATGGCACTTTGCTCAAAACCGAAAATTTTGGTTCATTATGGGTGCAAAAAACAAACGAATCTTTTAATGAAATTTATTCGATATTTTTTATAAATGACCTATTGGGTTTTGCAGTAGGTGCTGGTGTTAATGCAAATATTCAAAAAACTGTAGATGGTGGAGAAACATGGACTTCACAAGGATTTTCGGGTACACTCTCCTCGGTCTTTTTTGTTAACGAAAATGTGGGATATATTGTTGGTTCATCTGGTATTATGAGAAAAACAACAGATGGTGGAAGTAACTGGAGTTTATTAAATACAACAACTGATAATGGCCTTTCAGATTTATTCTTTATAAATGATTCGATAGGGTATGTGATTGGAACGAATGGAACTATTTTAAAAACACCTGCCGATACAACATCATTATCAACTTCTATTATAAACCCTTCATATAATTCTTCTGTTAATTATTTTATTATATATCCTAATCCTGCCAGCAACATCATATATTCCGATATGTTTTCAGATGCTTTTTATCAAATATATGATATAAATGGACAGTTATTTTCAAGTGGCTTTTCAAGAAATAACTCCTTAAATATTTCTAATTTAACTTCAGGGTTTTATTTTATAAAAGTTATCAAAGAAAATAAAATCTTTTACACTAAATTTTTAAAGAATTAGGAAGAAATGAAAATTTAGAAATGTTTTAACATTATTTTTAGTGTATTATAGTTTGAGAAGAAACCAAGAAAATTTAAACAATTAAAATATAAAATGCTTATAACAAAGTGTATATGCCATAAGGGTTTCGGTGGGTATTCAAGCATTGTAGCCCGCTCAAACTTTCGTGTCGGTGTACAGGAAACTGCCCCGCAATCCCTAACGGCACATACACTCGGCCATTAGAGGCTATGCAAAAACAGACCGAACATAAAAACAAAATAAATTGACATCATAACAATATGGAAGAACCGTTTAAACCACTCAGTTTATCTATTGGCGAATTATTTGGCAACAAAGACGCCCTATATAAAATTCCGCAGTATCAACGACCTTACAAATGGGAAGACGAACAGGTTGAAAAACTTTGGGACGACATTTATGACGCTTTTGAAAACAACGAAGACAACTACTTTTTAGGTTCTATCATAACCGCTAAACCAAGAGACAATGAAAAATCGGCTTATGTAGATGTGGTTGACGGACAACAACGTCTTACAACTCTTATGATTTTGTTTTGCGTAATCCGTGACCTTTATCCCGAAATAAACAAAGACAAAAGCACTGATAATTTTTTTGCTGTTGACTTAGAAACGATTTCCGCATCAATTAGCCACTTAGGAAAAGCTGACCGTTTAAAACTCTACACTCACAGCCAACATCAAAGCGACTTTCACGACAACATTATCAAGGGTAATACTTCAAGCTTAAAGAAACCATACAAATATCAGATACGAACAGACGAAGAACCAAAATTCAAATTCATTAATACGGCTGTAATCTTCCGTAATAAATTGTCAGAGTTAGGACAAGAACGATCGGAAGAACTTATCAACTATCTTTTTAATCAAGTTAAAATTATCAGAATTGATTGTAAAAACCGTGAGTTTGCTATTAAGTTATTTCAAGTTCTCAACGACAGAGGAATGGACTTAACAGCAGCCGACTTAATCAAAAGTTTCTTGCTTGAAAAACTTTATTCAAAATACAAAGACGACCAAGATACATCAAAAATCAAAGAAGATCGCTTTATTGCAGATTGGCGAGAAATGGAGCAAACTATTAAAACTTGCGACATCAATCTAAACGACCTTTTCATTATTTACGAGTATTACACCTTAGGACAAAACCCTAAAAAATCTTTGTATGACGAGCTACAGGACGCTTTTTCGCCACTTGACCCAAACGAAGTAATTGCTGATATTAAAAAATTTGCAAACACCTATTACAAGTCAATCTACGAGAGTCGTAATTCCGTTATTTATTCTTTTTGGTATATCCGTTGGAATATGTATTGGAAAAGTATTTTACTTACTGCATTGCATACTGACTATGAGGAGTTTGACGGTTTAACAAAAGGACTTCGTAGATTTTATTACCTGTATTGGATTGCCGGTAAAACACTTTCACAAATCAAACAGACTTCATTCAATTTAATAAAATGGATTAAAGAGAAAAAACCTATGTCTGAAATCAACAAGGAACTTCAAGACAAATTAGACAAAGACAACATAGTTTCAATGGCTCTTAACAGTTTGCAATCAGAACAGATTGCATCTGAAATGTGGTGCAAGCCTTTATTGCTTATGATGGAATATAATGCCACAGACGATAGTAAAAGTGTATTCATTGATCTTGACCACGATTTACATTTAGAACATATACTTCCCATAAAATACGAAAAGTTTACTGAATGGAATCACATTTCAAAAGCAGTGGCATCTAAATGGTTAAATAGCGCAGGTAACATTACTTTGTTGAGCGGTGCAAAAAACATTGAAGCAAGCAACAATCCTTTCAACGTAAAAATGGACGTTTATAAAGGGAAAGGAAAATATGACAATAAAGATGAGAAGATTACAGCTTTTACAATAACTCAACAAATTGTGAAAGACTATGATGCTAAAAAATACAACCAACAATGGAATATCGACTCATTAATTGACCGTTGGAAATGGTTTTTTGGAGAAATCGGGCAACTTTTAGAAATTGAAGTACGGGAAGTAATTGAAAAGCACGAACCAGAAATCGTATAAAACATGCACAGCCTATAACAGCAGTTTGGCAAAATGGGGGGGGGAGATTTGTGCTTCTATGACATTTTAGTACTTAACCAAAGTGTAGTTCTTCGATTGAACTTTTGTGCTAAATCCCGCACGAACGCCAAGCGGCAAAACGTTATGCTTCATTGTAAAAGACGACACAGCAAAAAAATAACAGACGATGAAAATAGAAGACATTTCAATATTTGGAGAATACAAACAAGCAGAAAATAGAGTAACCGCTGCTTTCTTACAAATTTGTAAAGTTGGTGGTGAAGATTTTATTCGCTTTCTGACAAACCAGCTTAGCATTCAATTACCGAGCAGTGAAATTGAAATTCAATCACAAGTAAAAGGGAAAGAAACTGTTCCAGACGGACTTCTTGAAAGTAACTTTTCTTTTAAACTCTATGTTGAGAGCAAAATAAAACCAAATACCGTTAATGCGACACAGTTGGCAGGACATCAAAAGCAAATCGTAAACAGTAATGACTTCTTACTATACTTAACGCCTGACGACACCAAACCAGCAATACTTGGAACAACTTATTGGGCAAATTGGCTTCAAATTATAAACACTTTTAATGACTATTTACAAACTTCTCAATCTGACAACAAACAGCTTCTTGAATTTTTAGTTGAGCATTTCAACACCTTGTTGGTCAATCTAAATTTACTTGGCTACACTTGGGACTTGAATAATGACAATGTAATTATTGTCGCAGGTTCTTGGGCTGAAGGTGTTGCATTGAATTATAATTACTACATCTGTCAAAACAAAAGGTCATTCAAATCGGCACGCTATCTCGCCTTTTATAACAACAACCAAATCCGATATGTTTTTGAAATTGCAAAACCACCAGAAGATGACATTAACTTATCTCTAAGACCTGAATTTGCAAGTTATATAACACAAGCAGAGCCAGGCTATTCAGGCGACTTGAGAAAGGTATTTACTCTCAAAAATGCACAAAATGTTGGACCAATAATTAACGACAACATTGACAAAAACGGAAATCCTTGCCCATATACATATGGACAACCGAGATACACTAAACTACCAACTTTACAAACAGCTAAAAGGACATCACAACTATGACGAAAGAAGAACAACGAAGGCATAACAGGCGTTTGGCTCAATGGCGGGTGAAGTGGTTAATTGAACATTCTACCTCGCATCAACTTTTGTGGTATATTGACAGTTTTGTGCTCCGAAATCCCGCACGAACGCCAAGCGGTAGAACGTTAGTGGCAAGCTAAAAAGACAACACCAACAATGAAAACATTAGCAATAACTATTGGAAATAATAATTACTGTGAAGCTGCCGCAAAACTTGACAATGCAGTAAATGACGCAAGAGCAATGGCAGACGTGTTTAG